TTCTCGTATTGTTGTTTCTCTTTGTACTGATAGAGTAAGTTACTCTCTGTCACTTTTCTACGAAAAATACGCAGAGCTTGCTCTACGTTGTTGTTTCTGACTTTTACTTGCATTTATTCATCCCAATCATCCCTGTCCCTAGTAAGTATCCAGAAGAATAGTGCTCCGAATACGAGGGATATTTCTAAAGGTGTCATTTAAATCTGATACCTCGTTTCTTTAAGTAGTTTACTTGATTGCGAATACTCTGCTCTGTTCTATCTGGTAGCATATCGCACATCTCGTCTATAGACGCATGATGGTAATATTGAGTAAGATGCTTACGCTCTCTTTCTGTCCACGGCTTGTTTTTATATTTTTTCATGGGAGTATTATACTGCCAACGGATAGCTATGTCAAGATATTTTTTAGGGCATGGTCAAAAATTCTCCTTGACATTATCCTCTTTTTCAGGTATAATGCTCATTAAGAAGTTAAGAAAAGAACTGGGTAATTATAAGATAGTTCTTGACACATTACCTTAAACTGCGTATAATAGTTATTCTGAAATGGAGTTACCCATTAAAGAAACGGAGATATTTATGATAGAACTAGCGATATTTGTGTTTTGCCTTATAGGGTGCGGTGTAAGCTGCCACGCTGTAGGAAAACAAGAAGGTATCGCAGCGGCTATTGAACACTTAGTCGATAACGGGATGCTAGAAATAGATGAAGAATAGATTAATACTACGCGAAGAGGTACTAGACGACCAGACTATTCGCTATATCGTGGAAGATGCACACCAAGTGTATATGCTAACAGGCAACCTAGCCGTAGCAGAAGAGTTAGTAAGAAACCTTAAACTAGAATACCAACGGGAGCTACAAAATGCCAGTTAAATTTAAAGAAACAACCAAAATCCTAGTAGATCGTCAAGCGAAGAAGTATAGAACTCAGAACTTTTATATGCACGCTACGACTACAGACCAATTATTAGAAGCCTTCAACTCAAGCAGTACTCGTGGGCCTCGCAAACAAAAGATTCGTAACGAGTTAGTAAAGCGTAACGCAATCTAGGTAAAGTAGTCTCGCCTTTTAGTAGACTAAAGTAGGGCAGTCAGCCCAAGTTTCCAAAGGAGACATAGTAGTGACACATAGTAATGAGGCCGCGTGCATATTCTGCAACGCGGTTACAGCAGTATGCTGTTTAGCCTTGCCGTTTTTAACAATATACGCCAGCGTACTAGCAGCATAAGGAGAAGTAATTTGAATAGGACAGAAGTATTTGAACAACTAAAGATTGACGAGGGAGTAAAGTATGAAATCTATAACGACCATCTTGGGTATCCGACATTTGGAGTTGGCCACCTCGTACTTGAAAGTGACCCCGAGTATAACCAACCAACTGGAACCCTTATCACCGAAGAAAGAGTGGCAGAGTGCTTCGATAAAGACCTCAACACAGCCATCTCAGAGTGTAACACTCTATACGGATTCGGGGGTTTTGACCGACTACCAGACGAAGTGCAGGGAATACTTGTCAATATGATGTTCAACCTCGGACGTCCTAGACTTAGTAAATTTAAAAACATGAGAAAGGCATTAGACTCTCGTGATTGGGCGCTTGCCGCTGTTGAAGGGAGAGACTCTCTTTGGTATCGCCAGGTAGGTAACCGTGCAGAACGGTTGATGGAGAAACTAGAGAATGTTGCAAGTACTTAGCGCATTAGCAGGGCCAGTAACAGGTCTACTCGATAAGTTTATCGAAGACAAAGATGTAAAGAATCAGTTAGCACATGACATCAGTACCATGGCAGAAAAGCACGCACAAGAGCTTGCTAAAGGCCAGTTAGAAGTCAATAAAGCAGAGGCAGCACACAAGTCCTTGTTTGTAGCTGGATGGCGACCCTTTATTGGGTGGGTTTGTGGTATAGGATTCTTATCTAATTTTATTTTAATACCTATGGCAAACTTTGGGTTGGCAATAGCAGAAGCTGCTATTACTATTCCAATGATTGATACAACTCAGATGATGCCCGTATTGATGGGTATGCTAGGATTAGGCGCAATGAGAACAGTAGAGAAAGTACAAAAAGTATCCAGAGAAAAGTGAGGATATTTGTAGGACACGACTCCAGACAGCCTGAGAACACACAGGCTTGTGTGGAGTCTATTAAACAATTCGGTCACGAAGTTATACTTCTGGATCGCGCACAACTTCAAAGCGAGCATGGGTACTCAAGGGACGAAGACGGTTCCACTGAGTTTACTTATACTCGCTTTTTAGTTCCTTATCTATGTAACTATCAGGGCGGAGCACTTTTCTGTGATGGAGATTTCATCTGGAGAAAAGACCCTGCTAAGATATTACTATACATAAAACCAGATGTAGCAGTAAACTGCGTAAAACATCTAGTAAAGCAAGTACGTGAGGATATGAAGTTCTCGAAACACAAGAACGAGTGGTACCCTAGAAAATGGTGGTCTTCTCTAATGTACTTCGACTGCTCGCACCCCCACCTCAAACAACTAACAGTAGAGTGTATAAACGAAGCAGAAGCTTCCTGGCTTCATCGTATGCATTGGACAGGAGAAGTAGGAGGCCTACCAGAGACATTTAATTATCTAGTAGGTTATTATTCTTTTCTAAAAGACCCAGTAGCAGTACACTTTACAGACGGTACACCTCTCTACGGGGACTATGCCACAGAAGAATTCGCAGAGGACTATAATGACTTTAGAAGATTTTAATGAGTACGTCAGAGGCAAGGATATAATCCTAGTAGGGAACGATCTTAACGCCCTGACTGTAGAAAACGGTAACTATATCAATGAGCACGACGTAGTTCTGCGCTTTGGTAAAGGTATCCCGAACGACAAGACTGGCAAGTATATAGGTGACTATACAGATATTTGGGTCACAGGACAGTTAAGACAGGCTAGTGTTACTAATATCCCAAAGGACACAAAGATACTCTTCAACAATTCTCTGTACTCTAAGAAGTTTGGTAGACTAAAAGAAGATCATCTACAGATGTACACGGAAGAAGAGATTTGTGCACTAGCAGAAGATTATGGCATACAAGAAGGTCGTCGACTAAGTGCAGGGTGTGTTACAAGTCATTGGTTGGCTAACCGAGTTTCTGGCTGGAAGAGTCTTACATGGGTTAACTTCGATTGTTTTCGTAATTGGTTTGTGTACCACGATGACGGTGCGGGGAAAGACTCAATTGCAACCAGTTGGCATATACCCTTGCTAAGACAGGACTATGTAGGGTGGAGACCTTCTGAAGGCGATCAACATCCTGCTCACGATCCTGAAGTAGAACAGCGTATATACAAAGACCTTTTAACCTTTCCCAACACTTATTGGAAAGGAACCTTTGAAGATAAAAGCAAGTTCATTCCTACCCCTAGGGTCGTGTGGACACACGGAAGATCCGAAGCAACGGAAGAATAGTTCTTGACAAGCATTCTGAAATTGCGTATAATACATATTCAATTTCAGAGAGTACCACATGAATTTATTCTACTTAGACGAAGACCTTGACAAATGTGCAGAGTTTCATGTTGATAAACACGTTAACAAAATGATACTAGAAGCCGCACAGCTTATCAATACAAATCTCTGGATAGATCATCTGTTCGGTTTTGTTCCTCGTGCTATCACCAAAGAAGAGAATGCTGTTCTCCAGACTACTCGTAAGCAACAGAAAGAGCTTCCTATGGAAGACCGCATCTTTCCGTATCTGCCTACTATGCAGAACCATCCTAGTTGTGTATGGGTGCGTTCTTCATTAGAAAATTACTTCTGGACAAACTGTTACGCCTTTGCTCTCGGTAGCGAAGCACACTATCGTTATGGTAGTGATCATAAAAGTCTAGCAATGCTTAGAGCTTTGCCAGAACCTAAACACATGGAAGACCACGGCTTCACTAAGTTCGCCCTGGCAATGACAGAGGAGTTAAAGGACTATGATAATCCTATACAGTCTTATCGCAATTTCTATATGCTCGACAAAGCTACGTTCGCTGCGTGGAAGCACAGAGACAAACCCCACTGGTGGGACGAAGAGTTAGCCGACTATGACAACAGAATTTCAGGACAATAAAATGACAGTAAGATTAATATCAGCATCGCACGACAATTTATTAGAAGATATCGCAATGATGGCTAGAGTATCAAACCCTAGTAACCAGTATAATACTGAAACTTCAGAGAAGTTAGTACGGTATCTCATCAAGCATAACCACTGGTCGCCTTTTGAGATGGCTAGTATTACTCTGGAAATTAATACTACACGGGATATAGCGCATCAAATCGTTCGTCACCGTAGTTTTGCTTTTCAAGAGTTTAGCCAACGCTATGCCGACCCTGCGGCAATGGGATATCCTTTTGAGTTAAGAGAATGTCGAATGCAGGATGAAGCAAACAGACAGAACAGTGTTGAAACGGATGACAGTCTCCTACAGGAGCATTGGATAGCACAGCAGAAGTGCGTAATTGATGCCGCTTCTACAGCCTATAACTGGGCTTTAGCTAATGGTATCGCTAAAGAGCAGGCGCGTACTGTGCTTCCAGAAGGCTTAACGAAGACTCGTCTTTATATGTCAGGAACTGTAAGATCGTGGATTCATTACATTGACGTAAGAACTACGCCAGGCACTCAGAAAGAACATATGGACGTTGCACGAAAGTGTGCGTACACAATTAATAAGTTCTTTCCTATGATTAAGGATTTTGTACATGAGTAAGGATATTAGACAGTTGCGGGGTATGTTGAGACAAGAAGGCGGAAGCCACTACCACACAGCAATTCAACCGATTGAGTATATCCATGCTAACGAGCTGGGCTTTATCGAAGGTAACATTATTAAGTATGCAACTCGGCATCGGAATAAGAACGGAGCAGAGGACATAAAAAAGATTATACATTATTGTGAATTATTATTGGAGCTAGAATATGGCAAGGGTAAAGAAGAAAAGCTACGAGAACCTGACGAAGCAGAACATAGAGAAAGTAATAGGACTCCTGAACCCCACGAAGGGTGGCTCAGCGGGCCAGCCTACTTCGGACCAAGCTACGGTAAAACCAATAAGTAAGAAAGAAGCGTGTGACATCCTTAACATTGCCTACAATACTACTAGGCTAAGTAAGATTATAGAGGATCATAATGAGCAAAAAGCATATACTAAAAAACGTAAGTCAGCTCTGCGGGGTCGTCCAGCGAGTGATGCAGAAATCTCTGAAGCGTGCACAGATTTCCTCGGAGGACATACTCTTACAGATATTAGTAAGCGGCTGTTCCGATCCGTCGGATTCGTTAGACAGATTCTTGAGACAGTTGGAGTACCGGCACGACCCGCAAACAAAGAAGAAAGACTAACGCCTCATTATTTTCCTGATGAGTGTGTGTCAGA